GTAATGATCAACTATTGGTGGAATACGATCAATACCAGTAGCCCCATAAAATCTAGGAGTTACATTTATATTTCCAACACTGACGGCAGCAAAATCCTCCAAGCCGCTTAGTTCCAGTCCGTTCCTGTTGTTGTTTAGATATACAGCCAATATGACCTGTGCGTGTTTTACCCGATCTGGGATTTCAGTATCAAGGTAATAGTCAGCAACTAATCTATTTGGAAAGCTTAAACCATACAAGTTGGTGTATGTGTCAGGTTTCCTTACTCCTGATCTAGGCCACTCCAAAGCTTGAGTATCAGATACCCTAGCTCCTAAAAACTTCTCTCTGTCAATTCTTTGGGCTGCTGTAAAAAGCGCACGATTTTTATTGTCCGTTGATGAGTTATCCCAAGCACTAGTGTCATCACTCAAAACTAGCCCCTCAATAAAAGAGTTCGCATCAGCAAGAGTTATATAAGTGTTTGCGTTAGCTCCGCCAACAGTAGCATCAAGAGTTATCGCCATTGAGTTTTACCTTTTTAGGCTTGGATTTTGGTTTTGGCTTTTCTAGAGTTTGAGTGAGTGAAGCTGCCTTTTGAGCAGCCTCATTTCTCTCTCTCATACGCCTAAATGCGTACATTGCCATTAGCTTGATGCACCCTTTAGAGCAACAAAGTTAATAACGATTGCTTCACTTAATGAACCGCCAGATACGTTAGAGACTGTGATTTTGAATGAACCAGCAGCAATACTGTTTGCACTCACAATGTAAGCCCCTGCTGTACCAGCAGAACCATGACAAGCAACAACAACATCTGTTGCTGCAACCTTGCTGTTTGTAACTGTGAAAGATACTTCCGCAGCGTCAGCTAGTGCAGCATTATTCATTGTTATTTGACCTGACTCTGTATTAGAGATAACAGTAGTCGATTTGTTTGTGGCCTGAGTTACAGTTCCACCTGTTGTTGGGCCTACTAAAGACCCAGCAGTTACTTCAAATAATGATGGCATGATTAATCCTGATTAGATACGTTAGTGGCTCTAACAATACCGATATTTTTTGTTTCATACACTTTCGACCATGATGCAACTGTTTCCAAAACTGTTCTGTTTGGATTAACTGTTGATACAGCGTATTTTAGACCTACTGGGTGATAGATGTAGTGCAGATCAACTGCCATAGCTTCTTCCAAAGCTAAAATATCACGATCAGTTTGAGTTCTGATCGGAGCTTGCTCCCCAGTTACGACCGCCCCCTGAGTAAAGAAAAATGTTGAGTACTCTGTGGACGAACCGCTGCCAGTGGTGGGAATATCATCTGACACAATTACGTTAAGACCCATAAAGGTATTAACAGCAGTTGGGCCATCAAATGCTCTTACTGTGCTACCGCCAGTTGCACCTGTATCTGGTGCGCCTGTATTGTCATAGATACGATCTATGGCATTTCTCTCAACTAGGTCATAAAAAACCTTTGAGTGGATTGCAATTGCTGTTAATTTACCACCCTGATCGCCTAGTAAAGCTTGTGCTTTAGCAACGTGTCTTGGGCTTAAGGTTGTTGGACTATCACCTGATTCAGAGTCAATAGTTAGATCAAACAAAGCAGAATTGCTGTCGTTTGCATTGATTGAACCAAATGCACCAGTCAAACAAGAATATAAATCCTTCTGTTTCTGGTTGTTGACGTATGCCGCCATCTTCTGAGCAATAGCAGCCATTGGATCAACGCCACCACCAACTGCAAGAGCAGCCAAGTCTCTTG